ACTGGGGGGCATCACTGGCCAGCCCCCACGTCGAACCACCCCTTTTGACCCCCTCGAACGAGATATGGACACGTTTTCCCCCAAAACTAACACAACCCTCTAAACCCTACATACTAGTAATTGACATGACCGATCAGGCTTGTCGCCCCGGCTCGCAAGAGTCAAATCTCATACACAGGAAACCTCAGTCGACAAGCATATTACTGGCTTGACCCCGCGTCATCCCTTAATGCTTAGAGACTAGGAAACGAGTGGAGAGCTAGGTTAATAAGGTTTCAAACCCACTAGACTGCCGGGGGGGTAGTAACAGGTGGGGGCATTGCTTTGTGCGCGAAAACTAACAACATGTTACAAATGTTACATAATAGCTAGTGATCGGTCTTAGCCCCTGATGACAAGTAGGGGGCTTTTTCTTTGCCAACAGTTTTATACCTTTGGCCACATACTTAGGGTGAGTAAAGGAGACACCATGGCTATAAAGTTCGTTACACAGTGTAAGGTTTGTAAGAAGATCCGGGCTGAAGAGGCCGCAGGGACTTCCAAACTGATTAAGAGGATTTATAACTCCCGCCAGTACGTTAAGGGTGGGGAGAGTCTTAAGTCTATAGCTAAGGACTACCAGAAGGACTTCCAATACCAGACCCTTTATAAGCACTCCAGGATGCACCAGGCTGCAACAGAGGATGACCTTACTACGGCTCGACTCAATCGTATCCACAAGACCACGGTAAATGCCCAAATAGACAAGCTTGTTAGACATCAAGACGTCCGGCAGGAGATTATGTCCAGGGGGATGGAGCAGATTGAAAGTGGCGAGATTAAGCTCAACGCCAACGCTGTTTTAAGTGCCGCCAACAAAGAGGCTGATATCGAAAGTAAGCAGAAGGACCAGGCTATTGAGCTGATGAAGATGGTTCAGGCCTTCCAGAGTGGGGAGCTTCAGTACGCCCCACCCCAAATTACTAGCGATATAGAGTAATGCAGGTCTTACCGGCACAGCTTCAGGATGCCCTCACCCGCGGGTATAACGACATAGCCTTATTCAGTGAGGTTCTTTTGGGCTTGCCTATGCACGACGGGCAGAAGAAGTTCCTCTTAAATGCCAACATGAAGGTGAACAACCTTGTACCTGCGAACCGATGGGGTAAGTCTATCACGATTGCAGTCAAACACATCCACCACAACTTCTACAAGGTCGGGGTAGGGAGAGGCAACACCGAAGCCCACAACCGCACCCAATATAGAACAGCCAACCTAGCCCCGCACTCCGACGCCACCAAACCTGTGTTCGATGCTATAAAAGCTATTATGACCTCCAGCTTCCCAATCCCCCAGGAAGACGGCTCGATGGTAAACAACCAATGCCAGATAAGCTGGTTTCTTAGGGACGAGGGGATTCGCAACTCCACACCATACTTAATCCCGTTCATCAACAACACAGAAATCCTGTTCCGCTCCACAGGTGAAGACAAGGGTGACTCCATTCAGGGTAAGAACTTCGGCTACATCTCCTACGATGAAGGTGGGCGTTCTAACCACCTTGAGTATGAACTAGACGCCAACATAATTCCCCGTTTAGCTGACCTTAATGGCCATCTTGATATCGTTTCCACCCCGGACATGCGCTCCGCCTCCATTCTTTACCATTATGAGCTATTCGAGAAGGGTATCAACCACGAACCAGGCTACTACTCTCAAGAGGGCTCGATCGCCGAGAACATCTTCCTACTCCGAAACAACCCCACCTACATCGAGGACGAAACTGCCCGCCTTAAAGGCAACCCACTTCTGGACCAGGTTCTTTACGGTAAGTTCGTTTTCGCTGGAGATGCCCTTTACCCCACAAAAGACATCATGGCGTCGAAAAGTGACGACCTTACAGGAGGAGTTCGGTACCAAAAGGGCCATGAATACGTCGTAGGTATCGACACCGCTATGGGAGAGGATGAGATGGTCTACACCGTCCTAGACGTAACCAAGTTCCCTTACAAGGTGGTTCGGCAGATGGCCTGTAAAGGCAACGCTAAGAGCCCCGAAGCCCACATGAACGACTTCTTGGACCTTGTGGAGTCTTATATGGTTACGAAACCAGGCACCTCAGAGAAGCTTACGGCTAATATCCGCATTATCTTAGAGACCTGGAACGGTGAGTCCATGCGGTTTTACAAGGACATGCCCCAAAACATCCAGCAAGCGACTTACTGCTGGGGTTCAGGCCAGCCAGAAGGCCTCCCCGCTAGTGTTGCTTCGTCCCGTAGAAGGATTAAAAAGGCGGAGATTGTCTTGGCCCCGCGGAAGCTCATGTCAAAAGACCAGTTGAGAATACCTAACGAACCGACCTTAGTTAAGCAACTATCAATATATAGAGAAGACGATACGAAGCTGCCTACAGACCGGGTTATATCTCTCGCATTAGCATGTTGGTTGGCCACAGACGGAAAACCCACACAAGAAGTTATGACAATAATACAAGTTGACTGGTAAACATGAATCAAGAATCACTCCGAGCCGAATTAGTAGCAGACATTAAGACTGCTTTACGTGAGGTTCAGCAAGACGTTAATACACGCAACGTCTATATGAATGAGCGTGATAGGTTTATTTACGAGCAGGGGCTCTTTGAAGGTATAGACTTCCCAGACGGTTCAGACAAGACCCTGTTTAACTACCTCCAGAGGGCTGTTCAGATTCACACTTCCCAGTTTATGGGACGTGGCTTCCAGCTATACTCGACTTATAACAAAGAAGACCTGTCTGCCTACCCTGAAGGTTCAGAAGAGGCTAAGATGGCAGAGCTTAAGAACAAGAAGCTTAAAGTTTTGTCTGAAACTCGCCAAAGGGTTATGTCGGCTATCATTGAAGACAACGGCGGCATGGCCAAATTCGAGCAGGGCGCAGAGCTCGGTTCTTCATACGGCGAGACTGTCTACAAGACCTACCTAGACAAGAAGAACGGCAAGGTAGTTATCTCTCTGCTAGAGACCCCACAGAACTACTTCCCACTATGGTCTGATTCAGACTTCAGAGAACGTGACGGCGATGCTTACGTTTACCAGATGTCCCTTGCTAAGGCTCAGAAGGACTACGGTTCTAAGTTTAAAGAGGGTGAGCTTATGTCTATCACCTCAGAAGGCGACCCGTTCACCAATAACAACACCGCTGATCCTATCAACCAGACTCTAGGCGCAAGCCCAACTCCAGCCACACAGTCAGGTCGCAAGATGGTTACCCTTATCGAGTACACAGGTATTATCCAGGGCTGGTGTTATAGGGGCAAGGACGAGTTCTACCGCTGTAAGCCCGGCGAAGAGAAGCCATTCAACGTTCTTATTGTAGGCGACAAGATAGTTGAGGCTATCACGAACGAATCTTACATGCCTCGCTACTGGAGAATCCCTAATAAGGTCGTCCCACGCAGGACTCATGGTGCATCAGACATCTCACAGTCTGCTATCGACGTTAACAAGACCCTTATAGAGGTCATGTCTACCTGGATTACACTATTCCACAAGGAGATTTCACCTCTTTACAAGGCTAAAGGCTTTATCTCCGGCTCAATCCCTACCCGCAAGCGTAAGGGTGCTACTTTCGTGCCTATGACCCTAGAACAGGACATCTCCGAACTAGGCCGACAGGGTGACTTGGGCAACGCCTCCCGCCAGATCATAGAAGAGCTAAAAGACTCACTCGTTCGCGTACTCGGTATCGGCCGCGTATTGTTTGACGACCCTACAATCAACCCAACTTCTAACCAGGCTCTTATGACCACCCTTAAAGGCGTAGTAGATATCGTAGAGAGCAAGCAGAAGAACCACGAACCTGTTCTTATCGAGATGTTCAAGGACGCCCTAGAGCTTTCAACTAAAATAGCCCCTGAACTCAAAGAAGCTGTAGAAGACCCAGGCTACAGACTGTACGTTAAATGGCCATCTGTACTCAGGCGTGAAGATGCTTCTTACCAGCAGATGTGGCAGAACCGCTTTAACGCGGGTAACACCTCAGTAGATACTTTCCTAGAGGCTATGGGTGTAGAAGACACCTCAGAAGAGATTGACCGCATACGAGATGACATGCGCGACCCAGTACGTGCAGCTATCCTCGGTAAGCAACTCCCACAACTTGCCCAACAGACTATCATGCCTCCTACACAAGGCCCACCTACACCACAAGTTAAGTACAATGTCAATGTTAATGCTAAGACTGACGAAAACCCTGACATGAACGCAGCGGTCATAGGTGAGGTCATGGGTGGAGACACTGAAGCCTTCCCAGGTGAAGCTCCTGAACCAGCTCAAGCTCCAGACCAGCCAGACCTCCAGCTAACTCCAGACCAGAACCAGGAAGGACAGACAGCCTCAATGCCAGGTAGTGGTGCCCCAGCGGTTTCCCCGCAGGGTGCCATCAACATGGATAACCAACAGCGAGGTCTATAATGGCCAGAAGATATGGTACTGCAGGAAGTGTTTCAAGCCTTATATCATCTGCACGATCTGCTTACGAAAGAGAGCAGGCCTACCAAGACCAAATAGCTGCCTACGAGTGGGACTTAAGTGCTAAAACCGCCGAAGACCACGACAAGTACGTGGGCTACCTGACGAAACGTAATAAAGAGCTGGAAACCCGCGACCCAGCCAAGGCTCTTAGTGTAGCAAGCAAAATCAACTCAGCACGTTCGACCTTCACCTCGAAGGAAATCCAACGGGCTTCTATTGCTATTAACTACGGTCAGGGTACCGACTCGGACAAGTATAACAAGATGATGGGCCTTTATGAGAACGCTGTGAACAACGGCGACTACGACCTCGCCCAGGGCTTAGAGAGCCAGATGGCTACCCTACAGATTAAGATAATGAACGCCCAACAGGCCGCTGCAAATGCTGGAGCCGCCGCTGGTAAAGCTGCCTACGCTGCCAACAAAAGGGGCCTCGATGCTGAAATCAAGGCTAATAAGAACATCCTTAAGGAGCTTGAGGCTGGCTTCAAGGATGGCAGCATAGACCGCACAAGATACTTAACCCAGAAGAAGACACTACTAGAAGAAGGCAACCGCATAATCACAGCTGGCCTCGGCATACAGCCAGACGGCACTATAAGCAACCCTATGGGCCTTAAGGACACCGACATCGAGAGCTACACTGGGAACATCCGTGACACACAGGCTAATAACCCGAACTACTTCGGCAAGAAAGGCGACTTGCTATCTAGAGGTCTGTCTCCATTCGAGGTGGTACGTGACCCTAACAGCGACGAGGCAAGATTGGTTGACAGGCAGGTTGGTGGCTACTCTTGGATGGGTGGAGCGGGCGATAACCCCAGCACCCAGGGCACAATCGCAGCCCCCGAATATGTTGACAAGGTTGATAAGGCGGCTAGGGCTAAGGAGTTCAAGGCCCTCGGCTTTGGTAACGGGAACATGACCGACAAAGGGTACGAAGTCACTCTGCCAGGTCAAGGCGGAAAGGCATACCTCCAGATAAAGGATGTCAATGGGCAGAAGATTGCCATATACAAGGACCCTAGAGATGGCTCACTCAAGCAGTTCACCCCAGACGGCAAGTCTGCCATGCTAATTAGTTCTGAGCGTAACGGCGGCTCTGATTACTATTCTCCTCTTATGGGCGAACAAGCTGCTGCTACACAGGCAGAGCTCAAGAACGCTGGCGGCTTGACTGGTTTTGGTGCAAACATCGCTGATAACAAGCTCATACAAGCATCTCCAGTAGGGCAGTTCTCTAGCGCCGCAGCCAGGATATCAACGGGCAGAGGCGGAATTGGCGACATCGCTAATGTCGCTACTGGAGGCTTCGGTGGTTCACTGCTGAAAATCGGTGGCGACACCCTTAATAAGATTAGCCAGATAACAGGCCTACAGAAAGCACTCAATGATAAAAAGGTTAGGGATGCAGCTGAAGCAGCCCGTGTTCTACAAGCAAACCGAGCCGAGGCCCAACGCCAGCAGGCATCTTACCAGGCGCAACTAGCCAAGTCTAACGTACCCGCCGCACCTGGTAAGCAGCTGGTTTATGACTGGAAGACGAATACTGTCCAGAACAAACTCAGCCCGGTCTTTAAAGACCCTGTTCCTACTAACCCTGACCTACGGGCTCAAAAGGCTATCCGCGACGCCCTGGGAAGAGGCTCAATTTACAATAACCTGAGGTAATATATGGCAGACCTAAAGAAAATTGACCAATACCTTGCAAGTAGGGGTTACGACCCAAACGCGAGACTGGCTGACTACCGCGACCCAAACGCCTACCAAGCACCAAAGGCTGCCCCTCCAAAGTCTGACTTTGCCGGGAACGTGGCTAAGTCTGTAGGCGCTGTACCAGGTGCATTATTACGCGGTGTGGGGGATGTCTTGGGCGGTACCTCTTTTGCAAAAATCCCTCAGATTATAGGCGCGTATGGCAGCCTCGGCAGACAGAAGGAAACGCTGGCTAGGCGAGATGTTATGTTCGCAAAGGCTAGTAAGGAGTTTAAATCTGGCAAAATATCGGCCAAAGAATACGCTAAAAGGCTGAACGATGCTATTGGCGCCACAAGCATAGACGAGGAGAGGAAGAAGACTGAAGGAGCACTTAAGGATGCTTCCAGGTATGGCGAGCAGTTTGTAAATAATGCTACCGTTCTGGGGGCAGTGGCAGGAGGTATTGCTGGTGCAGCCGGTCGGACAGGCGTAAACGCAGCTAGTAAGGCTGCTCTTGGTGAGGCATACAGCGGAGGTGTTAAGGCCTTTGGTAAGGGGGTACTTGCCGAGACGACTGGGCTCGCTAAACCTTTTATGGGCGGTGCAGGTAAAGGTGGCGTAGTCAAGGCTCTTACAGGAACGCTTGGTGGGACTCTAGAGGGCCAGGCAAACGCTGCTATGGTTAGAGATTTTAGTAAGGGCAAAGTTGACCCTCTCAACACCGCCCTTACTGTTGGTATGGCTATGCCTGGTGGCCCACTTGGTGCAGCAGGCGCAGCCCTTAAAGGGACAGGTAAACTGGTTAATAAGGCTATATATGACACCCACGGGCTATACGATGTAGTCACCTTAAAGGGTGGCAAGACAGTGAATCAGATAATGGCTGAAGTTGCACAGACAAACCCTAAGGTGGCAAAGAGCCTAGAGAAGGTGCTCAAAGTAGGCCAAGACCTTACCATACAGGAGCATGGGAGTAACTTAAAGATTGCAGCAACCGCCCTTGAGAAAAACCAGCCGAGCGGTAAGAAGTTTGCCGACATGACTATAGATGAGTTCGTTAAGGCCCTCGGAGGGAATATATCCGACCGAAAGAAAGGGCAGAATGTCCTCAAAGCCGCTGAGAAGGCTGGGCTGGTTGTACCAGAGGGTAAAGGTGCTGTCATGGCTAGGATTACGAATAAAGCTAAGGCTGGGCTCGTCAAGAGGTTGACCGAGAACGACCCTGTGGAGGAGATGGCCAAGATAGCGAAAGAGGGCATCGAAGTCGAGGGCAAGAAGCTTAAGAACGCCAACTTAATAGGGCAGCTCCAAGACATAGTTAATAGCGGTCGCAAAGGTGACGATTTGGCCAGAGCTATCAACAAGCAGATAGCAGCAACTGAAGCTGTGGTTTCAGGCGGCAAGGTGTTTACAACCAAAGACGGCAGGTTCCTTGCTCTTGCCTCAAACCCAGGCGTTGTGAAGCGCCCAGGAGAAGTTGCTGATATTGTGAAAGGCAAGAAGGCAGTCTTCGGTGTTATTGGCAGAACACTTGAGAAGGCTGGCATATCGACTAAAGGCACAGACCCAACCGAACAAAAGGCTATATTCAACTCTGTTAAGAATAGCTTTGTAACCGCTGTCGGCAAGGACGACTCAATAGAGATGAGTGGCAAGGATATCCTTAGCAAGCTAAACCAACTCACGGATAAAAAGACTGGAGTGTTTGATATACGACAACTCAGCAAGAAGGAGATAGCCGACGCGCTTGGCACAGATAAAGCAGGTGCGGCCAGGATAATGTCACACTACAACGACGCCTTCAAAGAGCTGAGTTTCAGCCAGCGTGGACTAGCTGGAAAGCTAACCGATTGGAACATGCGTAACAACCCGGTGGCACCTGGTTATGCGCGGATTCAGTCTACAGCTAGATACGAGAAGAACCCATTCTTCCGCCTACAAGAGAATACAGAGACAGCAATCGGTTCGTCCCTACAGAATGGTAAACTCCCTGTGCTGCCACGCACAACTAAATATAACAAGACCGTAAAGGTGCTTGAGGAGAGTGGCTTCTTCCAGCGTGAACTTGCAGGCCCAGCTGGTGAAGGCGCAGCTGGCCTTGGTGCTATATCCGCCAAGTTATCGCCCTTCCAGAAATCAACATTCGCTAGAGATATCGAGAACCTTGCTGGCAAGGATAAAACCGATATACTCAAGTTTATAAACAACCCTAAGAACGCTGACCTCATCCAGGAGATGAAGACTATAGCCCAATACCCAGACAGAGGCTTTACAAGCTCCAACTTCATGAAGGCTCTGAACCTGGCAGTATTCCCTATGCGCTATAACTTAAAAGTAACTCAGTTCGCTGCCAAGCAGCTTGCTAGACAATCAGGGGCTACCCAGATGGCTGTTATCAAAGGCCTGAAAGACTTTAGTGATTGGCAGAAGACCCCCGAAGGTATTAAGTGGAACTCAGACAACTCTGAGGCTCTTGGTATTCTGCGGTACTTCACCCCAATTGGCTCTGTAGAGTCTGCATTACGCCTACTGTCGCCAGGAGAGGTCCGTGGCATTAAAGACCTTGGTCAGATAGGTGGTCTCCCGTTTGGTGTTATAAGCCGTGTGTTGCAGGGGCAGGGCATTACCCAATCGGCGAGACCTTACCTCAACCCAAAGACAGGTGAAGTGGTTCCTGACAAGATACCAGCTGATGTTAAGTCTAGGGCTAGGCAGGCTCTTGCCGACATCATAGACACGATGTTCACTTTCCCAGGCAGGTTAGTAGACGCCCCCGTAAGCAAGAAGCAGTTATCCGAAGGTGCGGCAGACTGGGCGACTATGGGGCTTCTCAAAGGCGGCGAATATGAAACAAAAACTCGCACAGACCTTACACCACAGCAACGTAAGCAACAGGCAGTGTTACAGGCAGGGCAGAAGAAGACGACCCTAAGCTCCCCGACTACTATGAAAAATAGGCCTGCAAACCTATCAAGTAATAAGCCCGTCAGTATAACCCCTATCTACAAGACGAACAGTAAAGGCAAGAGGGTAAAAGCCAAGGCTAGTGCCCCTGGTACCTGGAGGCCTTAGCAGCCTCTTACGAGGTCGCAGGCCGGGCCGCTGTTATCTGAGCCGTTAGCTAGGGAATAGATGATTAGGACAACAAAGATGGCCCCCATAATCCAAAAGCCCCATTCAGGCTCCCAAGGTTCTTTGTCTGGTTTTTTGAAGTTATCGCTCATAACCCCACCGTACACCTAAACTAACGCTTTGTCAAGTAGGCACACATAATCATGGTAGGAGGAGAGAATGTTACTCAGTCGGTACGAACAACTATTGAAAGAGTGTAACCCCAAACTACACATTAAACGCTATGGCTCTAGTATGGCTGCTGTGCACAACGGGAACGAACACATATGTCGCGTCCCCCAAGGGGAAATAAACGCGAACAATACCTTCGAGATTAAGAAGGGTTGGGCCGACCAGTATGTGAGTAACTTCAATCCTAGCGGTGAGTACCGATATAAGCTAATGACCCGTAGAGGAAGAATTGAGACTGCTCAAATCCTCTATACCCAGAGGCTCATATCGTTCCCACAGATTGCAAAGTTAAGTTAAAGGAGGAAGACATGATTAAACCACTTGGTTCACGCCTATTGGTAGTACCTGTAAAAGAAGATCACAAAACAACTGGAGGCATCATGGTTGGGGAAGAAATAGCCCCACAGAGCTTGAAGGCCGAAGTTGTAGCAGTTGGACCTGAAGTGAAAGACTTCAAGGCTGGTGACGTTATCCTAGTATCGCAGTTTGCGCCTACTCAGGCCAAAGAATCCCCAGTCGACAAGACACTTATCGTTCCAGCCGAGGATGTGCTGGCAGTTATTGTCTCCTAGAGTCCCCCACGGGGCTTTATGGAGCTAATAACTCCACCATACTAATAACCAGGAAACCTGAAAAATGAATGACTCAGCAACAGCGTCAGATGACGCTCAAGTAGTTGATGCTCAGACACAGGGAATCACGGAAAGCCAAGCTACTGATTCCCAAAGTGTTGAGGAATCAGAAAGTACAGCAAGTGCTGTTAGCGAGGAGACTCTTGACGCGGTAGCTCTTGCAAAAGAGAACGCCCAAATCAAGATGGAACTCAACCAGAAGCGTAATGCCCTGGCTGAGATTGAAAAACAAAAAGAAGAAGCCCGCCAGTCAGAACTCTCAGAAGTCGAAAGACTACGAGAACAACTGGCAGAGGTAGAGGAAGAGAAGAACCAACGTGAAGCCGAAAGACTACGCGGAAGTTTCATCGAAGACTACCAAGGCGACGCCAGGGTGAAAGAAGCTGCTAAGAAATTAGTAGCAGAAAACCCAGGTAACCTCTCATGGGGTGATGTTCAGTCAGAGGACGAAGCCAAGGCCGCAATTCATCGTCAGATGGATGCTCTAGCCGCGGTGCTCCCACAGGAGCCTCAAGAACAGGAAGAGGGCTACACAGTCCACCCCAACAACCCTTCAGCACGTATAGGCGATCGACAACTCGATAACCTCTCTGCGGCTGAAATGCGCGACGTCCTGCCAATAGCAGACCCACGCTAAAACCAACTATTAAACGAGAACACAAATGGCAACAACAAACCTAACTACGTCCGGCAGCCTGTCTGCAAAGATGGCCGTTTATTACGACCGACTTATGCTCGACCGATTGCGCGAGACTCTAGTTTTTCACGGGCTTGGCCAAAGCAAACGCTTACCTGCAAACAGCGGTAAGATCGTACAGTGGTTCCGACGCACAGACTTGGCAGCTAACACAACTCCATTGACTGAAGGTACAGTACCATCAGCAATCGGCTTGAGTGCTACAAGTATCAGTGCACAGCTTGCACAGTATGGTGACTTCACACAGACTTCTGACTTAATCCAGATGACCTCTATCGACGATGAAATCGAAGCTGCTGTTGACACACTATCTTTCCGAGCTGCACGAACCGTTGACGCTTTGGACAAAGCTCTCCTGGATGCAGGAACAACAGTTAAATACGGGGGCAGCAAAACTGCTCTATCAGCTACCGCAGCTGGTGACGTACTTAACGGTGCGGAAGTTCGTAAGGGTGTAACAACTCTTAAGAGCTTGAACGCTCAACCTATGGACGGTGGCTACTACGTATGGGTTATCCACCCACAGAACAGCTACGACCTACAGTCTGACACAGCTTCAGGCGGTTGGGTAAACGCTAACACTTACGTTGACACTATGGGTATCAAGAATGGTGAAGTTGGTAAGTTCGGCGGAGCTCGCTTCGTTGAAACTACTAATGTTTCTAGCACCACTTCAGGTACTTCTGGTTCTGCGAATGTGTACAGCACACACTTGCTTGCTAAAGGTGCTTTCGGTGTTGTCGACTTCGACGGAGGCGTACACACGTACGTCAAGAAATCTGGCGAACAAGATACTTCGAACCCACTCAACCAGTACGCAACAGTCGGATACAAGCTTACTTACACAAATAAGATGCTTGACGAAAACAGGCAAGTCACTTACAAGGTGGGCTCTTCAGTCTAACCTTCAGTAAATGTCTCCTGACCCTAGGCCCTTCGGGGCTCTGGGCTAGAAGATAATAGTCGCTAACATAGTCGTCAATACCCTACATACTACAAGTATCTATAGGAGGATGAAATGAACATACTTATTACTGGTGGCTTAGGCTTTATCGGCTCGTCACTTAGCAACTACTTGGGCTCTGACTTAGTAGGCGACCACGACATTGACATACTGGACAGCTACACATACGCGGGCGACCCTGAAAGGCTAGACAGCTTGGCCAAGATATTCGCTCTGGATATCTCCCAGCCTATCAACACTAAGATAGTAAACAAGCAGTACGACTATATCCTGCACTTAGCAGCCGAGACTCATGTCGACAACTCTATAACCGACCCAGGCCGGTTTGTGATGACAAATGTTGTCGGCACTTACAACATGCTTGAGTTTGCCCGTAAACAGAAGAACCTCAAAGCCTTCTTGTACTTCTCAACTGATGAAGTGTTCGGTCCAGCCCCAGGCGATACCCTCTACAAAGAGTGGGATAGGTACAACTCTGGCAACCCATACTCAGCTACTAAGGCTGGTGGGGAAGAGCTAACCCTAGCCTACGGCAACACTTACAAGCTGCCCGTGATGATAACCCACACTATGAACGTCTTCGGGGCTATGCAGCACCCTGAGAAATTTGTACCTATGACGGTCGCTAAGGTTCTAAAGGGCGAGAAGGTTATTATCCACGCCAACGCAGACAAGACTAAAGCTGGCAGCCGGTTCTACATCCACGCTGACAATGTAGCTAAGGCCGTCTGGTTTGTCCTCAACAAGGGTAAACTCCAAGACAAGTACAACATCGTAGGGGAACAAGAGGTAGACAACCTACAACTAGCCCAGCGGATCGCCGAGATACTTGGTAAGCCTCTAAATTACGAACTCGTTGACTTCCACTCTAGCCGACCTGGGCACGACCTACGCTACGGCCTAGACGGAAGCAAGCTCGCCGAGATGGGCTGGAAAGTACCGACTAGCTTTGACGCTTCGCTTGTTGAGACAGTCGAAGAGATTGCTAAGAACCCATGGCCAGAATAGGCTTCGGCATTGTCACTTATAACCGCCCTGCTTACCTAGAGAAGGTCTGGAAGTATGTGGTTCAGAACGTCGCTCCGTTCGTAGATGAGATAGTTGTCTACAATGACGGCTCTACCGTCGACTATAAACGGCCATATAAGAAAATATGTAACCTGAAAAGTGCGACTTTAATTGACGCAAAAGTGAATCATGGGGTTGCATACGCTAAAAACAAGTTATTGACCACTTTACAGGAGCGAAACTGCGACTTCATATTCATCATGGAGGACGACATCATGCCAGTCAGCAATAAGGTCATCCCAACCTACCTAGCAGCCTACAAGATGACAGGTATAGACCACATGATGTTTGCCCACCATGGGCCTGCCAACTCCCACGCCATAGACATTAGCGGTCCTGTCGTGTGGTGGCCAAGTTGTGTGGGGGCTTTTACCTTCTATACCAGGGACATCCTGGAGAAGGTGGGCTTCATGGACGAGGGGTTCAACAACGCGTGGGAACACGTAGAACACAGTTGGCGGATTATGAAACACCACAAGATGCCCTATGGCTACTGGCCTGACGTGTTGGGAAGCGAAGAACTGCTCAAGGAGATACCGGGCAGCATCGACAAGTCTTCTATCGGTGGTCAGGAAACCCCTGAACGATTGAGGGTGATAGTGGATGGCCTCCTGTACTGGAAGAAGAAGGATAAGGACTTCCCAGCCCAGCACACCCTAGAGATTTATCAAACAGCCCTTAAGGAGGCAATACAGAATGATTAGCAACGCAGAGAAACTTAGGGTATGGAGGGCAGCTAACCCGGATAAGTTCAGGCAGCACCTAAAGAGCTATAGGGAGAAGCACGCTGAAGACATCAAAGCATATAAGGCGAGATATAACAAAGACAATGCTGAGAGGATTCGGCAACAAAAGGCCGAGTGGCATGAACGAAACAAGGAGAAAGTTAGAGAACAACAGCGGGCCTGGAGGCAGGCAAACAAACTTAGCATATTAGAGAGAAATGCTAGAAGAAGAGCCGTTAAGCTGAGCAGGACCATAGGGGACATCGACTTAGAAGCGCTCACGGCCAATATGCAGTGTGGTATATGCGGCGGTGTGATTGAAGATAATTACCATATTGACCATATTATACCTCTTGCTAGAGGAGGGTCTCATACGCAATCTAACCTGCAGTTAGCTCACCCAATATGTAACTTAAAGAAGAAGGACAAACTACCAAATGATTTCGCTACTACTGCCAACTAGGAATAGGCCAGATAACCTAATAAGGTTCTCAGAGTCTGCATGGTCAACATGCGATAACCGCGACGATATTGAGATTATAGCCTATATAGATAGTGATGATAACTCGTATGACGACCAAGTGCCTGATGGGGTGAAGGTAATACGCGGCCCAAGAATCGTTTTATCGGAGATGTGGAATAGATGTTACCACATGGCCAACGGCCCCGTCTTCGGTCATATGGGCGACGATATCATCTTCAGGACTCAAGGTTGGGACACACAGGTCGAGGATGCCTTTAATGAGTATGAGGACAAGATTGTCTTTGTTCACGGTGATGACGGTGGCGGCAATGGTCAGAACTTCGGCACACACGGTTTCATACATGACAACTGGGTCAAGGCGGTAGGGTACTTCGTCCCGCCTTACTTCAGCTCTGACTACAATGACACCTGGTTAAACGACGTAGCGAACATGCTCGGTCGCAGAAAATACGTGGACGTCCTGACTGAGCACATGCACCCAGCCTTTGGCAAGGGCCCTATGGATGTCACACACGAGGAGAGGTTGACAAGACACAGAACTGATGGTGTAGATGCTATGTACGCTAACAAAGCTGAGGAAAGGATACAAGATAGTAATAAGTTAAGGGAGGTTATGAAGTGAAGATTGGCGTTCTAGGCATGGGCAAGCTCGGCCTGCCTGTTGCATTAGCTATAGAATCAAAAGGCCACGAAGTCAAGGGTTACGATGTGAACCCTGCCGTTGCTGGCTACCTGAAGGACCGCAAGATACCTTATAAGGAAGAAGGGCTACAACCACTCCTGGACAAGACTAAGGTGGAGATGGTTGAGTCCATTGACGAACTGTGTGAATGGGCTGACATCGTGTTCTGCGCTGTTCAGACTCCGCACGACCCAGCTTATGAGGGTATAACCAGACTACCTGAAGACCGTAAAGACTTTGACTACACCTACTTGAAAGAAGCTGTATCTCAGGTACCCGCGGGCACTACTCTTGTGGTTATCTCTACCTGCTTGCCTGGAACCTTCAAGCGAGAGATTGAGCCTCTTGTTGGTGGGGTGAATTACGTTTACAACCCATTCTTTATCGCTATGGGGACTGTCCTCAAGGACTTCTTAAGCCCAGAGTTTGTTCTGGTCGGGGAGTACAACAAGAGCGAGGTTCTCCAGGACTTCTATAAGACTATCCACGATCGCCCACTTCTCGTCACAGATGTTACCACGGCCGAGGCTATCAAGGTTAGCTACAACACCTTTATCACTACCAAGACTGTTCTTGCCAACCTCTGGGGGCAGATTGCCGAGAAGACTGGTGCGGACGTAGACGACATCTATAAGGCTTGGTCTATGGCTACCGATAGGCTCATTAGCCCACGCTACCTACAGGCTGGCATGTCTGATGGCGGCGGTTGCCACCCACGTGACAATATCGCACTCTCATACATATCTGACCAGCTAGACGTAAAGTTCAACTTCTTCGAAGCCCTTATGAAGGCCAGGGAGTCCCATGAGGAGTGGCTTGCTGACTACGTGCTGAGCTTAAACATACCGCAACCTCTGCTTATTCTAGGCAAATCTTTCAAGCCTGAGACTAATATCATTACTGGCTCTCCGGCGATTTTACTTGCCACTTTACTGAAGGAAAAGGGCGCAGAATTCACACATTATGACCCTTACATCGACGAGGTAGAACCCAACCTCGACCAACGATGGGTCGTTGTTGTCGCCACTAAACACGAGGTCTTTGCCAACTACAAGTTCAAACAGGGGACAGTAGTAATCGACCCATTCGGTATCATGCCCGACCAAGAAGGCGTGACCGTACACAGATTGGGCAGACGATGAAGAGGGTACCGCTAAACCATGGGTTCTATGCGCTCGTAGATGATGCAGACTTTGCAGAATTGTCAAAATATAGCTGGCATTACAAGCAGGGTTACGCCGTTAGAACTGAGAACTACTATAAAGAAGATGGGAGTAGGTCTTGTCGCACTATTAGGATGCACAGAGAGCTACTCAACACTCCCCCGGGATACGATACCGACCACGCCAACTGCGATAAGCTTGATAACCGTCGCGCTAATCTGAGGGTAGCAACACGACAGCAGAACGCGGCAAACCAGCGAGCTATCTCAGGCTACAAGGGGGTGTATAAGCAGTTCGGTCGATGGAAAGTCATGCTCGCTCGTAAGTACATAGGGCTGTTTAAGACGGACATTGAGGCAGCAAGAGCATATAACAAGGCGGCCCTAGAGAAGTATGGGGAGTTTGCGAGGTTGAATGATGTCTAAACCACTCAAAGCACTACTCCTGCATAGCGAGAACTCTGGTGTAGGTTACTACCGTATCTGGCAGCAAGCAAAACACCTCAAGAAGATTGGCTGGGATATCACTAGACTACCAGACCAAATGCCTGTCCTACCTAACGACGACGAGATAGGGGACAACACTGAAGACAAAGAGCTAATGGAGAATTACAAGAAGCACGGCAGCTGGGAGTCAATCTCTAAAGGTGCTGACATCTTGGTTTACCAGAGACCGGACGAACCACAAACCCTAGCCATGGCACTCGCTATGCGTGACGTCTGCAACGCCCCAGTAGTCTTCGAGATAGACGACGACATCTTCGACGTTGCCAAGACCAACCCTTCTTATAAGTATTGGTACCCAGGCTCACCCTACAGGGAGCTGGCTGAGATGTTCATGCGGAACGTAGACGCCATCACTGTCACAACTCCCGCGCTCAAAGAGGTCTACAGCAAGTTCAATGATAACGTAATAGTTTTGCCTAATTGTCAAGACCCCGACGACTGGGACGTTAAGAAGCCTAAACCAGAAGACAAGCTCGTAATAGGTTGGGCTGGTTCGTCCACCCACTATGACGACTTAAAGATTATCCGCCGACCTTTGAAGAAGTTCTTACGCAACTATCCGAACGCTGTGTTCAGAGTGCTAGGTACACTACCTGACTTTTTAAAAGACATACCCGGCGTAGAGTTCAGGACTGACTGGGTGCACGTATCTGAATGGCAGAGCAAACTCGCCGAGCTGAACTTCGACATCGGTCTAGTCCCTGTAGTTCAACGACCCTTTAACGAAGGCAAGTCCAATATCAAGTGGCAGGAGTACTCAATGCTTGAAGTCCCGACGATAGCTAGCCGAGTAGGTGAGTACAAAGAGATTGAACATGGCGTCACTGGCTTCCTCGCAGGTAGCGAAGCGGAGTGGTACCACAACCTGACAAAGCTGGCAGACGATGCTCAACTACGCAAGACCATAGGTAAGCAGGCCAAACAATACACCCTAAAACACCACAACATAAGTAAGAGGATACAAGACTGGGATGCAGCCTACAGAACAATTATCGACAAGTTTCACTCTACGACCGCTAGCCGTTGAAACCCCGGCAGCTAATCTTAGCCCTACGAGCCCTGCCGAACCAGTAGCAGTAGGCGACAAAGCCGAAGCCCCGATAGATATGTTTGAGGCAAAGTGGGGGAGGCCTTTCCTAGCAGACCTCTACGACATGTCCGGCCTTGGAGATTTCGCCAAAGATGAACTTAGCGAGGTGGACACGTTCATACTGTCGGAGATCAAGGCTAGGGAGTTAGCCCCCACCAAGCAGACATACCAGGCTATCCTGGCCGAGCTGGAAGGGAAGATAAGCCTGAACCCGAACCTAAAGTTCGACGTTAAGCTGGCGAAACTCCGTTCGTATGTAGAAATAATCCAGAAAGAAAAGAACCTGGAACTTAGAAGAAAGCTATTAGAGAATGTCTAGAACCAACGGCAACATTGTCGAGTACAGCACACAATACATAGACAACAAAGGTTTCAACACTGATACCGAGCTTAAGTCTGTCGAGATCGGCGGGACGGATGGTTCTACCGCAAATCGGATGAAGGTAAACTCAGATGGCTCGATCGTTGCAGGAAAATCAGAACTTATCACCAAAATCGCGAGCCCCTCGACTGGTGTCTATTATGTCGGGAAGGCTGCCCCAGGGTCCAGTGCGGCGAGTGCTGTCTGGCAAATAAAAAAACTTGATACTACTTCTATTGCCCTGGACAAAACCTACGCCGATGGAGTAACCACGTTCACAAAAACCTGGAACGACAGAGCAGGATACGCATACTCATGACACGCTTTAAGACATACCAAATGGAGTGGGGGTTTATTACGATTGACTCCCAGACCGAAGCAGCACCAGAAGGTTATATCGCTGGGCCTTTAGTGGCCTCATTAACTTACTACTAGAAAGGAACACTATGAAAGCTAAAATCACCGCCAAATCAGAGCTAACTCTAAACCTAAATCAACACTTTACCTTCGATATTGTAGGTGAGGAAGGCGAACAAATCTTAACTAGTCAGACTATGGAGTGTAGCCCCTCTACCGCAGTTCAAGAACTCACGGCTAAACTTAACGCTTATCAAGAAGAATACACAAAGAGCGAAGAATTACCAGTAGGAATGGAGATTAGCTAGTGGCACTTCTGACTTACAACGGTACTGATTATGACACGATGCTTGGCACCGCTGCTATTGGTACTGGTCAGGTAACAGTGAGTACGGCAGGTGTTTCGAGCCTTGGTGTAACTGCTCCTAATCTCGTCAACAAAATCACGGGTGCTTGGATATGGATTCACACACTTCCATCTAGCGGTAACTATTTAGTTGATGTTATGGAGTCTGGTGTTTCTAAGGCAA